CACCGGGAACACCAGAAGTACCAGAAGAACCATCAGCACCAGTTTGTCCTTTTTGTCCTTTCTGACCATCTTGGCCATCAGCTCCAGAAGTTCCAGTTGAACCTGCTGACCCATCAGCTCCAGAAGTCCCAGACGAACCAGAAGAACCAGAAGAACCACCAGCACCAGTTTGTCCTTTCTGACCTTTCTGACCGTCTTGGCCATCAGCACCAGAAGAACCAGTTGAACCTGCTGACCCATCAGCTCCAGAAGTTCCAGACGAACCGGAAGAACCAAGAAAATTTCCATCTTGTCCTTTTTGGCCCTTAGCGCCATCTGCGCCAACATAACCATCCGCTCCAGAAGTGCCAGACGAACCAGATGAACCGTCAGGTTCACCTTTTGCTCCCGCTTGTCCTTTTGCTCCTTGAGGACCAGTGCTAACAACTATTTCTGCTCCTGCAGACCCATGAAGACCGCAATTATAATAAAGACCGCTAGGAGCATAGTGAGGCACTCTAAAATGCAAATACTCATTATTGGCTCTGCTTCCAGAAACCCCAGAGAGCCATTCGTTGGTATAGGTATTAGCTCCTCCATTACTAGATCCGCTAGATATATAAAATGAATGAGTTAAATTAGAAGTATTAGTAAAGTCAAAAGTATAAGTATTACCCTTATGTAAATATAATGTAGGAGCCTTTCTATAAACTATACCATGAATAGTTTCTTCCCCTACGTCAGAAATCCAATATCTATCTCCATCTCCGTCATCTTGAACTATGACTCTAAAATCGGGATTGATCCAACCACTTACCCCTGTTATATCAGCGTATAAATTTCCAGATACTGATTCTGTGTATCCGTATAACGAAACCCCGCTTTGCTGTATGTCTCCTGTTACATACAAGTCTCCTCCACTAATAGCAACGTTCCCTCCGCTTACATGCAAAGATTCGAGAGGAAGCCCAGCAGTGCCTTGTCCTCCAAATTCTCCTATTCCTAGCTTACTATTCTCGTAATCATAAAAAATGTTTTGAGTAGCGCCAAAGCTTCCGTCTTCATGTGCGTATTGAACTTGTCCGCTTGTTCCTGTAGGAAATCCTTGATGAGCAGATATTTGAGATTCTAAATCTTGACCAGTACTGTTTAAGTTACCAGATACTGTTTCAATTTTTGTATTTAAATCACCACTAACAACCCCTACATAATCTTCAGTAGCCAAACCACTAGGGTCAGAAGAGGGGTAAAAAGTCGCATTCTGATTAAAGAAATTAAGAAATTCTCCCGATTCTATTTGGCCGAGTCTAATGAGATTGTCTAAAGACATCTGTAATCATTACACTTTTACCAAACTAATTCATAGGCATAACTTCAATAATATCTTTTAATTTAATTGTTTTCATGCACTCGAAGTGTCTATCTGTATTTTTGTGCTCAGGGCACCACTTCCAGTCACCTTTATCAAATAAATGATTATGCCAACAACCATGACAGGCATTGTAGTTGATTACTCTTCTACAGGTAAACTCGTTATAAGGCTCAGTAAATCCAGCTATCATAATGACTTCTTTGCCTAAAGAATGAGCCAACCAAGACACCCCAGAACTCAAACCAATATAGAATTCACAATTATAAAGCCAAGCTATAGCTTCTTCTATATTGTCTTTAGTATCTGGAAAAATTACATTTTCTAAACCCTTCAGATCCATATAATCTAAAGGCTCTTTTTGTATTACTACTACTTTGTAGCCTTTTGAGTTTAAGTAGTCTACCAGTTCTTGCCATCCATGCCAGTGCTTGCATCCCGAAGTGGAAGAAGTTGATATACAAATATATTTTTCATTTTCTAGCCTATTTTCTTTGTCTTTAAAGTGAATCTTAGCCTTTTCTTCTTTGAAGTCTATTCCTAGGGCGTCTGAACATATTTGACCTAATGGAATTTTATTCCACGGGTTAGAGTGCTTGCTTTTGTCTTCTAGGTCGTAGCATCCGATGCTGTAGGAAGCATAAAGGCTTTCTTCGGTTGCTCCGGGTTCTATAAATTTTATTTTTGGATAAGCCTTTCTAAACAGATTGTTAAAAAAGGTAGCAACCACCACTCTAGCTTTTGACAGTTTGCGAAACCTTTCTACTTGAGGTATCCAAGCAAAATTATCCCCAAGAGATTTGCTATCAAACCAAATCAAAACCTTTTTCCCTTCATCATCGTACTTGTGACTCCAACACACCTCATGAGACCTTAAATCAATAGCCCTGATTTCCCAAGGAACTCTCCTGTTCATATATACTTCCCCCCAAGTATTGTCTTGCAGCTGCGTTTTATAAACAGATTTATCATCCAATATAAAATCAACCTGAAACGAATCGTTTGTGACGTATTGAGTTGATATCTGGACTCTTGGGTTATCTACGAAACTTATTTCGAAAATTCTATCATCGGAGACGTCCGATTCTTTTGTGTTGTTAATTCCTTCTTGTCTTATAAAGCAGCTCTTTGGAACAATAGCTTTTATAACTTTCGGAAAAACCGTAGACACATCCACTCTTCTATGCTCTGAGATACAAGCCGAAAAGAATTCGTCCGCAGGTATGATTTTGCTTTGCAGGTTCTGAGATAGAAACTTTTCTACTCCTTTTTCGTTGACTATGTAGGCATGGGTGGTATAACTAAAATCTGAATAGTTAAAAATATCATCAATAGACTTTTCTTTAGAATTCGTAATCTTCGTTCTCCCCAGATAAGCCAAATCAAACTCAGCTTTGCATTCAGATACTTTCTGTATAGCTAAGGATAAGTCTCCATTGTTTTTCCAAAAAGCGTCGTCCTCTAGAACCAAGATTCTTTCCAAATTTTCTTCCTTTGCCTTTTTCCAAATCAAAAAATGACTTAGCGCGCATCCGATTTCCCCCTTCGTTAATTCTCTGCTGTCCCATTCTTTAAAATCAAAGCCATCAAAAAAATAATCTTCCTTTTCTATTTTCCATTGATAAAGACCGTAATCATTCTTTGATAGCCATTGTTTAACTTCGTCTTTTTTCAGGTTTCTTATGTCTGTTGCATTTACGATTTCTATAGGAACTCCTAAGTTTTCCTTGTCTAATAGGCTTGAGATTCTTTCCTTTCTATCTTTTCTGTCTTTCAAGTTTATAACAAAAATTTTATCAACATAAGCCTTTTTGGGATTTAATACTTTTTGGTATATTCTTTTGTGATTATCCGAAAATGTTTTTGCTTCTTTTGTCATATTATAAGGGTCACAAAAATAACCACATAACCTTTCTGCTACATAGCTCCACGTTAAAGAGTTTGCATTGTTGATCGCATTGTTACGATAAACTGAATAGTTGTCAATTACTTTTTGTATTCCCTCGGCTATTTGATCAACATCCCTCTCTATTCTTAAAATTCCATTAAGCTCAAACTCCGAACCAGTATATGTTCCAACAATCGGAAGCCCCGTGGCCATCGCCTCAAGCAAAGTTAAATTAGGATGACCAGCTTCAACTATAGAAGGATGTAGGAAAATAGTGTGAAGAGCGTACTGTTCTTTCAGCTGCTCTTCGGTTAAATCAAAAACCAAATTTAATTTATCATATCTAGCCCCAAGAGAATCAAAAAATGCTTCATTGCTTTTCGGGCCTGCTACGGTCAATGGCAAATTCAACTTCTCCGCTGCTTGCATTGCTAGCCCAAAACCTTTTCTGTCGAAATTTTCGTCGTTAAAATATCCATTCTTTCCTACGCATAAAAGTTTATGGTCTGCGAGTATCGTTTCTGACACTTTTCTATCTTTGACTTTAAAGAAGTCTACGTCGACTCCATGCGGTAGATATCTCAGGTTAGGAGGGTTCTCGAAATATTTTATTAAATGCTCAGAAGGAACAATAGAAAAAACAGATTTCTGGATGGCTTCCAAATTGTTTTGGTAACATTCGCAGAATTTGCCGAAAACTTCCACATGGTGGTCATGCATGGAAAACACATACGGGATACCCCTCTCGGCTAAGTCTATAGCAAGGTTGGCGACATGGACATGCACTATGTCATAGTCGCCCTTATTAATCTCTGCGCAGTATTTTATATCTACCTCATGCCCCAATTTTTCAAGCTCTAATTTATAGGCCCATATTACTTTTTCTACAGCTCCCCATCCGTTTGGTGGAATCTGAATTAAACCGGGTGTTACTTGTACTATCTTCATTCTTCTTTGAATTCGTGTTTGTGGACTAACGCTTCATTTCCAGTTGGCTTGCTCAATATCTCATCTTTGTTACTTAACCAACTAAGGCTTTCCTCGTCTATGCATAAATCTTCCCAGTCCCCTACGGAACAATTTGAAACCAAAGCCAAGGAAGTAATCGCCAAGTCCTGTAAAAAGCAATCTGGCTTTTGGTCATTGAATTTCTTTATTAGTGGCAGCTTGTCGTAGGTTTTTTCGAAAAAGCTTTTTGAGAATATTGTCCCTCCGGTGCCGTAATGGAGAAAGCTTATGTTATGGTGTTCTCCGCTCCAAGGAGCATCATATTCAATTCCTCCTTTTGACAAACGTTTATTCCCGCAAACAATTGCTGCTGCGTCTAGGCCGAAATAATCCCAATAAAAATCATTAGCGTGTTGACTCGATACCATTCCTCGACCAGACATCTCGTGCCTAGGGACATGTGCTATTTTGTGCCTAGTCAAAACATCGGTTTCTAGATAAATGATATGAGTAAAATCATCTTCGCTCGCGAAATCATAAAGCCTCTTAAACCATAAGTAACCCGGCGCTCCGACGCTGTTGAAAATACTTTTTTGAATCCAAGAATTTTCCGTGTCATCTATTAAATAACAATTATCAAATTTTCTTATTATCTCTATTGGTGTTTTCCCTCCGTCATTTACAACGGTGACTGGTATGTCTGGGTTATGTGTAAAAAAGTTTTCCAAGGTTTTTTCGAGCCTAAAAAATTCACCAGTACTAGAAGCTACGCCAGAGACCGCCTCTAGGTTTTCCCACCCCGAGTAAACTGGCAATATGGCTTTTATTTTCATTTTGCTTTGTTGGCGAAATACTTCATTAACTCTGGTCTAAAGTCTTTTTGTTGTCCTGCGAATTGAATTACGAAATCCCCATCCTTGTATATGTTATCTTTTTCGTTCCAAGATGGATAACTGGAAAGAACATCGTAGTCGTTAGTATACCAATAAGAATTACATACTCTTTCATGTATCAACTTAGTTCTAGAAGAGTATTTTTCGTCCGCTTTAAGCAGTAACCTCATTGCTCTTTGTTCTCTATCAAAAACATCTATCTTCTCTTTCGCTTCTTGGAGCTCTGGACGCTCTAATTCTTTGCAGTCTTTTAGGAACTGTATTGCCGAAGAGGAATTTTTGTAGAAAGCAGACCCATTAGAAACATAACTACCGTCTATAACATAGTCTTGACCTTTGATCGGATAATTTTCGCTATGAGTAAATATCATATCATAATCTTCATCCAAAATTCTTCTTACATCAAACTCACTATCCATTATTAATGAATCTATATCAAGCCACCAAACCCAATCATATTTTTCTATATTCATTAAAACAGCATCTATCTTGCTCCAGTGAGGGGGTCTGGTTTTATCTATAATGTCATCATAACAAATAAAATCAATACCGTGTTTGTCACAATAGTCCTCAAAATTGCTTTTTGAATATTCGGCTAAATGAGAATACCCGCTATCAAACAAGGTCACTAGAGCTATTTTTTTAGAGCTCATTAAGTTGAAGACTTTTTGCAATTCTGATGGAGACTTGCATCCATGGAAAAATTTTATATCGTTTTTGTTTGGAGGTACTTGTTGCCATTCTGTTTCTAGCATAGTTACCGCATTGCCCCCCGGTATATAATCTAAATTCCCTTTATCCTCTACTTCTAAAAAGTTCTTATATCCTTGTTCGCCTATTAAATTAAAATGAACTAACGGTAGCTGTTTGGAAGCTTTATATTTCCAAAGCATCACATTTATTATTGTCTCGTCTTGGAAGGCCGCGTAAAAATCGGGCCTCTGTATAATAGCTGGATGTGAGGATAGTCCATAACAGTCGTCAAAAAACTGTTTTGTGTTTTTATTGAACATTAAAAAGTTAGTGGAAGAATAAAATAAAGTCCTGTCTTCTACTTCGGCCAGTCTCATTAACGGGTCCTCTAAAGAGTCCTCTCCTTCATGAGCGTTTCCTCTACCGTTATATATCATATACTGAAACAGACCTTTTCCCACTAATGGGTAATTTTCTATTTCATCAAAATAAGAAAACATTTCATCCACATTACTTCTAACCATTCCGTCAGCATCTACAAGAATACCCTCTTCTATTCCGTCTTGTATAGACTGGGAAACTATTTTAGATTTAAGAGTTAAATTTCTATAAGTATTTATATCTTCTCTTACCACTATACCCAAAGAATCATCTTTGAAGGATACGGTTTCGCTCTTGTCAAACTTTAGCCTCTCTTGTTCATAAGGGGTAACGAAATCATTTTTGCTCATAACGGGGTTTTCGAGATTAGTCACATCAACCCGCTTTTTAATTAGACAAGGATAATCAAAATCTATATCGCAATTAATTCCATATAAAATAATTGGAATAGAAGAAAATTCATTTATACTTTTAACGAGAAACTCGGTAACCGGAAGATAATTTTCCGTAGTCACAGATATAAACGCCCTTTTCGGAAGGGATTTTTTTTCCCAACAAAACCACCCTTGATAGTAGTTATCGTTTTGGTCTTGTCCTACGTAATCTATCAGATCAAAACCTAAATTAAGAAATCTCTTCTTTATGTTTTCTAACCTGTCTTTCTTTTCTACTCCGTCGTGAAATTCTAAATATATTTTAGAGCATTTGTTTATGGTTTCATCAGAGCATGTTTCTAGTATTTCATATTCCGCTCCTTCGACATCTATTTTAAGAAGGTCTATTTCTTTTTCGTCCTTAAGGAGGGAATCTAGAGTTATGCATTTTACACTTTTCGTTTTTATCTTCCCGTGACTCGATATATCGTTTCTGTTTTCATATATCCCTGAGACCAGAGTGTTTTCGCTTTCGTGAAAGTCTATTTCACCATCATGGCTATAGACAGCTTTATGAAATAACCTACCCTCTTCTTGCTTTATGTTTTGTTGTAAGTAAGTGAACGCCGTAGAGTTAGCCTCCACTGCTAAAACTTGCCCTGCGCCCCTAGAAAGACAATAACGACTAAACAGACCAAAGTTGGCCCCTATGTCTACCACTAATCCACCCTTTTTTATGTTTATGAACTCAAACCTTTTTTGTACAAAAAACTCATACAAATTAAAAAACAGAAAAGCATTATCTGAAAAGCTAAACTTAGGAAAATCAATTTTTTTATGAAATAGCCTGTACTTTTCTGAAGAGACAAGCTCTCCGTCTTTATAAAAGTCCAAAAGAAATCCGTTAAAATGAGGATACTTTTCCAAAGGCATATCTCCGACAGGAAAAGGCATAACCCACCACCAAGCCTCCCCGTCAAAATTTAATTTCCCTGAATGGTACAAGGGTATCTTTGTATCTATTTCTCTTACTAGGCATTCTAATGTGATTGCTTTGTTGCAATGTATATTGAGCTTGTTTTCTCCTTCTCCTTCCCAGCTAAATTTAAATTCTAAATCGGAAGGAGACTCTTCCAGAACATCTAAAAGTTTTTCTGTGTTGATTTTTGTATCATCTAAATCCAAAAAAGTAACAGGGTGATCGTCATACATCCCACAATAAACTTCTAGGTTTCTAAGTAAGACGGGTATTTGCCAAGACAGAGCTTCTTTCAAGACTATAGGGTTAGTCTCGTAATCTCCTACTGAACCCTTAGAGGCGAAATAAAAAGCATCCATACAAGAATAAAAATCATCCACGTCGCTTCTTTCTCCCCATACAATGCAATTGTCTGGCTTGTCATTCATTAGGGGCTCCCAATAATCTTGAAAATTTACAGCTTGGTTTCCTAAAAAATGAAATTGAATTTTTCTACCTTGTAGTTTTTTAGCTATTTCAAAAAGCTCTGCTTGATTTTTTCTAGAAGTAAAAAGTCCGACGTTAAGCACATGCTTATAAGATGGGTCCACACCGAGCTTACGCAAGACCTGTTCTCTATCTGGTCTTTTTCTTTTTTCTATAGGGTATTCTGTTATTTCGTAAGGTAGACCAAAGTCTTTGTAAATCTTGGGATGGAAACCGCTAATAAAAGCGAACCCATCAGGTAGGAATCTTCTTTCTTCTATCTTGTCCGCTATTCTCTGTCCGTATGCTGAATCATGGGAAGTTTCTACTATCTTATACTTTCTTTCCGGGACGTAAATCTTTTTTGTTACTTCGTCATCCATGAATAATTCCGGAAATTCTTCCATGTGAATTATTTCAGGATCTATATTGTTTATCATTTCGATAATTTCATGCTTGTCATCTCGAAGCGTAAAATATCTATCCCCATCTAAAAGTTTTCTGACTCTATTTTTTTGTACTACGAACTGCTCCCCTCCAATATCGTTGTACATGATAACGTACAGGTCATATTGCCCCTGAAGAACTTCCAGTTGTTTTACTAAAAATTGGGGCAACCCTCCTGTGGACAAATGAGGGGTAATAAAAAGTAGTTTTTTTTGCATTATATCAATCTAGGAACAAAGGTAGCTACATCTTCCTCTTCGTGTTTCATTATATCATTATAGCTTTTTAATCCCCAGTTCGCTAACATTAACGTAGTATAGTTGTCTTTTCTGGCCCTGTTTGCTGACGAGCTTCTTTTAAGATGCAACGGGAGATCAAAAGTTTGGGTTCCCTTAGCTGTCGACTTGACCTCCACCAATGCGCATTGTTTTTTTGTTTCGTAAACCCAGCTATCTTGAAACTCAATTAAATCTAAAAGAGAATCATGTCCCGTCATCTTTATGGAAACCTTTTCTCTGGACATACTGTCAAACACAGATCCGTTAGCTGTAGCCCTAGAAGCAAACCAGATTCTTTTATGGTCTATGTCAGCCTGTAACTGTTCGTTGGCTTTTCTTATAAAGTTAGTAGAAAAGTTCTGTTTAAAGCATATTCTCTTATCCTCTAGATTGTATTTCCTTCTGGCTTGCCGCACTTGAGCATCATAGTCCAAACCTTCTTTATCGGATTCAAAATCCATAAATCCGATATTCTTTAATTTATCGAAAAGCTCCGACTCGTTGCAGCTATCAATAAACTGATATCCAGCATTATCGATAACAATCATAACAATGTTAAAAGACGTAACAAGATAGTATAAGTACTTTATGTGGTCTTTTAAATCTCCTCCTGCCACAGCATAGTTATGAACAAGAACTCCTTGGTCTGTTTCTTCGTCTACCTCTAAAAGCGACATTGCGAAGTAATCAGAAGAGGGGCTGTTACTGAAACTGGGATCAATCCCCAATACGTACTTGCAGTCTTTTTTTCCCAAAACTCTTGTGGTCGGAGTTAGGCCATCTGGAACCGTGCATTCATGCATCTTCTTCGCGCTAAAATAACTGTCGCTTCCGTCCGTAAATTGAGCGCAATATTCTCTTTGGAAAGAAGAATGAGATTCTCCGCCCGACTTTGCTTCTTCGATAATCGTGCGGTCTATCATCTCTTCGGGTAAAGCTTCGTAACCCATTTGGGAAATAAAATAGGTTGCTTTATCTACTTTTTCGGCTGACTTTATTTTTTCTGTCCAGTCTTTGTAAGTCCTGTATAAATTTTCAAAGGTGTAAGAAGCGGAAGACAGGGCTATCATTCTGGTTTTGTTTTCGAACTCTATTCTCTCGTCCTCTTTCATTAATCCTTTTTTGATTAGCTCGTCTTCCTGTTGTCTTATATCTAACCTTTCTTTCATGTTTTGAGGAGCCACAAGAAACGGCATCAATACAGTTTTAATTGTCTCCTCCGGCAATAGAAGATATTCATCAAGCACCAAAACGTTTGCACGGAATCCGCGTATTTTTTCCCCGCTAAGAGGGATAGCTGTTATACTCCCTCCATTAATTTGCCATTCGTAAGCATCGTTTCTTTTTGCTTTGTGGCCAAATGCTTGCGCTAATAATTCAGCACCCTGACTATCCACAAACTTTTCTATGTTTGTGAATATGAACCTTGCCGTACGAAAAGTGGGGCCAGCTATTAATATCTTGGTTTCTGGCTCAAATACGCACTGCAAGAAACAATAAACCGCTGCAATAAATGTTTTCCCACAACCACGACCCCAAACGCACATGGTAAAGTTTCTGTTGAACATCCCCCTTAGCGTTATCTCCTGATAGGGCGCTAGCTTAATTCCCGCTATTAGCTCAACGGTTAAAGCTAAATTATTTCTGAGAAATTTCGCCAATGAAATTCTGGCTTCTTTGTCTTCTAGCTCACCTTTTAATTTTTTTAATTCTCGCAGTATATCTGGGGCTTCTGGATTGCTATATTTTTCTGGGGCGTACCACATTTTAAATCTAAACTTATAATATTTTTAAGTCGTATGCTAGCTGAAGATCATGATCTCTTGAGGAACAATGGATATCAAAAAGAATTTTTTTAGATACTCTAGAAGCTTCTTGTCTCCCGTCTACAAACAAAAACTGCAAGCTAGAAAATTCTTGTAATAAATCTCTCACATTTCTAAAAATATACTCTGGTGTAACTTTTACTTTTTTTGAAACGTAAGGAAGCCTGTTAAAAACCATACATTCGTTTAACTTTCTTTCTACTAACACCACCAAATAAGCTCCAGCGTCTTCCGCTCTTTTTGCTTCTTTTTTGAATCTGTCAAAACCTCCGCTAAATGTTCCCACAAAGTCTCTTATTGATTTTCTTTCTATATAGCAGTTGCAACATATTTCGGGATCGTCTAGAGTATAGTCTCCGAATTTAAGGCCTTTAACTCTTATAGGGTGGTTAAAGCTGAGAGGTGTTTGCTCTCTGGTGTCAGTGCATATTTTTATTTTTTTGTTTACCTCTGGTTTGAAACTGTGTTCGTCGGCAATAGAAGAAAATCTATTCTCTAACCCTAGGTCTTTGCACATTTTGTAATAGTCGCCCAATACGACTTGATAAAATTGAACAGGTGGACTCATGATTGTCCTTAGCTCTGTTTGGGTTGGGGTTAGTTTTAAGTTCTTTTTTTCTTTTCTTTTCTTTATGACTTCTTTGCAGTATTCTTGAGCTTCTGCCAAAGGTTTTGATTTAAGCCATCTTTGCATATTACCTCTGGAATTAAAGTCGGTTTCGAAATAGTATTCTTTTGATTTAAATTTTATGACTTCTCCGTTGTATAAGTCTTTGCGAGTGAAATGTTTTTGATAATAGCTAGCCATACGTAACCCATGGGCTTTCAGATGCCCGTGAAGTTGGCGCTCACTTTCGAAGCCTTTCTTACATTCTGCGCATTTAACCATTTATGGCCTCTTCCTCTGTTAGACCCATTATTCTAGCTTTGATTTCATCCATGGAAGTTAATTTTTGAACTTCTTCTGCGGCTGCTTTTTTCTTCAGTTCTGCAAGTTGCAATAGCTTGTTTCGGCTTTCTTCTTGTTTCCACATTGCTACTAGATTTAGTATACTAGCATTTTCCTTGATTTCCTTACTGAGCCTTTGGCTTCTTTTTTCTTTCAGGCTTTCTAGTAATTTTTGTTGGCGAGAGACGCATTGATTGTATTCTGTTTGGGCTGTATTTATAGCTTCAACCAAACTCATTGATATCCTCCTGCCTTCGCTATCATCAGAAGCCTCATCTAGCAGCTGAGATAATCTTTCTACTCTTCTTTGAATATTGGCGGAAATAACGACCTCTTGAGATAGGACGATATATTGGTCCACTTCTTCTTGGGTTAAGTCTGATTTGTTCCATGTGTACCTTATGAAGCTGCTTTCAAAAAGCTCTCTGTCCGTTGTCCCTCTATAAGTATTAATCTGGTGACAAAATCTATAAGTAGAAAGATAATTAATTAATGTTTCTACATTCTTTTTTATTGTGGAGGTTAATTTGTCTTTGTCTATGGTATCGTTTACATATTTGTTTATTCTGCTTATTGCTCTGTCTTGAGACTTGGGTGCCTTGTAGGTATCTTCGACTTCTTCTTCTCTCGGGGCAGATATGGGATTTTCGCTTCCTAAAGCACTGACGCCCTCAGAAGCTAAGAAATCTCTAACTGCTCTTGTTTCTTTGCTGAGTACAGTTATTGCTTCGTCTTTTCGAAGGTATCTAGCCATTTCCATAGGCTTCATAGTTTGGATGTTATTCAGCATGAATTCTTTTTCTTCGCCTGTCCAAATTACATCTTCTTTAGTCTGATACTCGTGAGCGGCTCTTGCTTTTATCTTTCTCGAAGCTAGAAACTTTTTAACAGCTCTGCCTTCTTTGCTTCTTCCATCTCTTCCCTCAAAGCCTGCTGCGTCTTGTATTAGCTCTATAAGCGAAGGCGCGCTATCTTTTGAGCACTTATTCCACATATCGAGAATGGCTTCTTCTTGTTCTTTTTTAAGAGTGATTTCTTCCATTATATAATGTCGGCTTTATCTTCCGAGATGATTTTTTTAACCTTTACTATGATAGACTTTTTAATGTTTTTGATTTGTTTGTATCCGGGGCTTCTGTTCTTTTCGGAGGTTTTGTAGCCCATTAGTTTGGCCACCTCTTCTTCCGATAAGTTGTCCACAAAAAGATACTTATAAACTTTCCATTCTAATGGCTTCAAAAATTTAGGAAGCACTTTATTGAGTTTCCTTATAGAAGTCTCAAAATCGAAATTATCTCCCGTAGGAACACCAATCAGATGATCGTGATTATCTAAAGGTATGGGTACTTTTATATCATGTGCAGATTTTTTATTTTTTTCCCAATTCGAATATAAAGGGCAATCCGGTCCTTGTTTGTCGTATATTACGCATAGACCATCTCCTTCTGCGGCGGCACATTTGAGACAAGGTTTGGCGTAATTTCCATAATTGTTTCTTACAAGATTTTTGATTTGGTTTGTAATTATTCTATTAAGCCAAGGAGCCAAGGGCTTACTTGGGTCATACATGTCCCATTTTTTATATATATGCAGCCTTAAAACTTGAGAAATATCATCAAAGTCCATCCAAGAAATAGAAGTTAGCTTCCATTTAGATTTTCTTTTTTTTATTTCTTCGTTTATTTCACAGATGCAATCTTCAAAAGTTTTGTCGCTTCTGTCTTTTTCCTTATTCATCCTCAGGTTCAGGGGCATGTGGAATTATAGACCCTAATGTTTCACCTTTCTGCTTCCAGTCTCCCCTAATATCGACCTCTAATTTAGATATATCAGGGACATAGAGCATATCGTCTTCCCCGATATCCTCTTCTTCATATGCCCCCTCGGCCCTATCTTCAGATTCTCTCCTTTTCTTCTGTTTTTGTTGTTTTTTGTCCATTGAGGAGCCGCAAGAAGAACAGAAGGCGGGCTTATGTCCAGCCTTGTAGGCGGCTAAAGCCCCACAGGATTGACAATAAGTTTTCATAATATTATAATTATATACACATCGATGCAATAAATACTAAGAAAAAAGCAATATTGAATACTTTTATGAGGTCTTGTGTAATATAATGCAGATATGTCGGAGAAGATAAAATTCAAAACGGCCTCCAATAAGGAATATACCCTTTTATGGAAGAACCCCCCTTATGACGATGCCGATGGTTTGTGTTGGAGTCCGGAATACAGAAACCCTAAAATTATGATTAGGCCGGGGCTCTCTCCTAGGAGAAAGCTCTCTGTCACTATCGAAGAAATTGCTCATGCGTTTTGGTTCGATAAGACAGAGACAGAGGTCAGAAAATTCTCAAGTACTTTAGCCAGAATCCTTTATAAGGACGGCTGGAGAAAAGAGTAACTATATTATGAAGATGGTGTAATACGTATATGGATTTTTATGCGTATAAAAACCCTGACTGCGGCTTTGAGAAAAGCAACCATAGGGTTCACACTGATTGAGCTGCTGGTTGTTATAGCTATCATTGCGATTTTAGCTGCTCTTCTGCTTCCTGCTCTTAGTTCTGCAAAACAAACCGGATGGCAGGCCGCATGTATAAATAATCAACGCCAACTTAATCTAGCTTACGCAGAGTTCGCGGGAGATCACGAAAATAGGTTTCCTTACGCCTCAGCTTGGGCAGGAGAGCCTACTGGCATGTGGGCGTGGGTTGCTGACAGTATGAGCGGTAACGGCCCGTGGGGTCAAACTGACAGGCCTCTATTCTTCTCTCCTTTAAAACCATACGCAGGGATGGGTATATATCATTGTCCGGGGGACAAATCAACTGTTACGGTTAACTCTAAGATTATAAACCGACCTCGTTCTTATAGTATAAATCTTTTCGTTGGCGGTTGGTCGGGATGGCCGTGGCTCTCAGATACTCAATATAAAGTTCATCACACTTACGATGACGTAAATAACGCTAGCCAATTATTTACTTTTATTGAAATGCCGCCTCAATCTATTAATGCTGGAAATTTTAGATTAGCGCCAACCCTCAAGGGCGGTGAGAGCTTTTTCTCTCAAGACTGGCCCGGGGTTTATCACAATAACGGTTCTGTGATTTCGTTTGTGGACGCACATGTAGAATTTAGAAGATGGCTGGAACAGGACACAATAAACATATCTTCGGACGCGATGGATCCGACAACCAACCAAGACAAAATAGTAAGCCCCAACAACAGAGATTTAGCTTGGCTTAGGGAAAGAGCGGTTGTGCCAGACCCCAACACTCATAGATGGTATGGGGTCATGGGGGGTATAGGACGATACAATAGAGACTGGAATGTAAAAGAGCAAAATGGCAAAATGTACGATTCTTGGGGTTGGTATTGGAATGATAGTTGGGGTAGTCATCCGACTTGGAACCCCTATTAGTAAAAAATGAAAGATTTAGCTCCAGATATTTTTAGAAAAAGAATGATCGTGGAAGGAACGCTTAAAAGTCCTTTCGCTCCATTAGACATGGTCGGTTATTGCAAAGAGGTTACCGACGTGTTAAATATGACAAGAGTCTCCTCTCCTTTTTGCAGTCATGACTCTGAATATGGTTGGTGTGCGTACATGCACTGGAAAGAGTCTGGAATACATATTTATTCTTGGGGGACTAGGACCCCTCCCTTCTTTTCGATAGACATATATACATGTAAAGACTTTAAAGAAGAAAGTGTTATAGAGTTTACGAAAGGTTTCTTTGGTAATAATTTAATTGAGCTGTCATGCGGAAACTAAAGTCTTTTAGAAGGGGCTTTACCCTAGTGGAGCTCTTGGTTGTTATAGGTATTATCGCGCTCCTAGCAGCGCTTTTACTACCAGCAATTAATAAAGCGAAATCAGTAGGGCAACGAGTAGCCTGTATAAATAATCAAAAACAATTACAAATGGCTCACATGACCTTCAGCGATGACCACGGTGACAAAATATTATATTCAAGTTCTTGGAAGTATGAAAGATGTTCGGAGTATACATGGG